CAGAACGCACTCAACACAGCTGCGCCCGGAGTGGATCACACCACTGCCGGGCGTTTCTATGTCCGGGTGAAGCAGATGATATATCGGCAGGCTCATAACCTGCAGGTTAGAGGTTCAAGTCCTCCGCAGGAAACCAAATCAACATCAAATGCAATGGGTCCTTCCTGCCCCAAAAACATAAGCGGGGCGGCGTAGCGCGTGGGTTTTGAAATGCTAACCAAAAATGAAAGCCTAACCCAAAAACGTTAGCCGGTGATGGCCCGTTCTGGTGCGGGTTGGTTGCGGTGCCCAAAAACATATCAAACGATTTGCGAGGAGAGGCGCGTCGGCGGGCGCGAGATGATGTATATGACAGGATTGACCCGAGGAGATTTGGCGAAGGAATTGAAGTTGTCGCCGCCTCGGATCAGCCAATTGGCTGCTGATGGCACTTTGGACGGTTGCTATGAAGGTCACGGGCGCGCCCGGCGATATGACCTTCATAGGTCTGCAGACGCTCTGCACAAGAAACTGGACAAAGGCCAGATGATGGGTAACGGGGCGCAAACAAAAGCCGCCTTGCGTCGGATCACCGAGAAAGACCCGGTGACGGAAAAGCACAAACACGATGGCACGGCATCCCCAACAGATCCTGACCGGTATGAGTTGGCGCGGATCCAAAAGGCCGAGGAAGAGGCCCGCAAATTGCGGCGCCAGAATGCCGAGGCCGAAGGGCATTATATATTGGCCAGCGAAGTTTCATTGCAAACGCAACGTTTGCTGGCGCAGGAAGTCACCGGGTTTGAATCTGTGCTGCGATCAGGGGCCCGCAAGGTTGCCGATGCACAGGGCGTCGATTTCAAGGCCGTGCGCAAGGTCTTGTTTGATGTCTGGCGTGCGCATCGCAGTGGGCAGTCAGAGGCGCTGGCTAAAACGGCCGAGGACGCCGAGATGACAACCGCAGAGCAGGCCGAGGATATCTGAGCGTGGGGTTTCTGAATTCAGCTGAAGCAGTAATTGCGACAGCAATGGCAGTAGCAATGATGCCGCCACCACCACCGGACATCACACGTTGGTGTGAAGAAAATATTGAATTTGATGATCGCAGCCCAATGCCAGGTCGGTTCGACATTAACAGATTTGAGTTCCTTCGTGAAATTCATGAGGTGCTAAGCCCAGAACATCCCGCCCGCGAGGTCACACTGAGGGGATCGGCACAAATTGCCAAAACTGAATCAGTGGTCAATCCAACGGTTGGCGCGTGGCACGAATTCATGGCGTTGAATTCTTTGGTTATCCACCCGACAACCAAAGCGGCTGGTGACTGGAACGATCAGAAGTGGGCACCGCTGCGGCGCAGTGCGCCATCGTTGAAACAAATGTTTGGCCGTGGTGGGGCAGACAGCCATTCGGATACGAAGTTTCGACAGGAAACTATTGACCGCCGGGGCATACTGAAAATCACCTCAGCAGGATCGCCAGATGATCTGGCGCAAACGTCACATCGGTTGGTTGTGATGGATGACCTGTCGAAGTTTGATATGCACCCCAAGGGTGATCCAGAAGCGATGGCAGAAAGCCGCACTGACGGGTTTGACGATGCGAAAATCCTTCGCACTTCGACCCCGTTGATACTGGGAACATGCCGGATCACGCGCGCGTTTCAACGCAGTGACCAGCGGTTTTTTCATGTGCCCTGCCCGCATTGCGCGAACATGGCGCCGCTGACTTGGGAGAATTTACGGGCGCGGATCGACCCTGAAAACCTGCACGCTGCGCATTTCAGTTGTGAGGCCTGCGGCGGTCTGATTGAGCATGGTCACAAAGAACAGATTGTGGCCCGCGGGCAATGGGTGCCAAGCAATCCGCGCGGCGATCATCCGGGGTTTCACCTGTGGCGCGCCTATGCACCGCAGCGGGACTGGGCGTCGATCGCGGTCAAATATGCCCAGGTGATGGGATGGACCAGCCTTGGAGCGGTGGAAAGTCCAGAAGCTGCTGCGCAAAAACAGACGGTTGAGGCAGAGACCGAGCAGACGTTCTGGAATGATGTTTTGGGGCTGCCCTATGAGCAGGCCACAGGTGGGCCGAATTGGGAATGGCTGCGCGATCGGGCCGAGGATGATGAGATTGAAAGTTTGGGCCGGGGGATTGTTCCGGCCAGCGGCGTATTAGTGACGGCGGGTGTGGATTGCCAGCTTGATCGCACCGAAGTGCATATCGTGGCCTATGGCCGGGACTACAAACGCTGGACGGTGGATTATATCGTGATCCCGCATCACATCGGCGATGATGAATGCTGGGCCGCGTTGGATGGGTTGCTGAAAACCACATGGCGCACTGAACTGGGTCTGCCGCTGGGTTTGGATGCCATGGCTATTGACGTTGGCACCTATACCGATGCTGTCTGGTCCTTCGCCAAACGCTGGCCCTGGTCAAAAGTGATCCTGGTCAAAGGGGCGGCCAGCCAGAACGGGCCGGTGATGCAGCCGATGCGGTTTGAACGCAGGGCAGACGGTAAAGCCAAACGCCGCCAAAAGCGGGCCTACATGCTGAATGTCAGTCAGATGAAGGCAGATTTCTATGCCTGGCTGGAAAAGTCCGATCCGATGGAGCGCGGATTTGTGCAGTTCGCCCGCGGGCTGGGTGATGAGTATTTTAGGCAGATCAGTTCTGAAGTGCGGGTGTTGAGCCGGTCACGCAGCGGCGTGATGACCAGCAAATGGGAGCTGGCAGAGCCATCCCGGCGCAATGAGGGGCTGGATACGATGCTGTATTCCGAAGCGGCGGCGCGCCGCAAGGGATGGGCCTTTATGACGCAAGAACAATGGGACGTGTTGCAGTCGCAGCGCGGCATTCCGAATCCAGATCCGCAGGCAGATCTGTTTGATGCGGAAGCGGCGGTGGTGCCGGAGGTGGCAAAGACACCTGAAAAGAAAAAGACAAAATCAGCACCCCGCGTCAGCGGTGGTGCTGATTGGATCAAATCGAAAGGCAATTGGTTGTGAGCGGATACACGCAAACTCAAATTGATGCGCTGAAGGCAGCGGCGGCGCGTGGTGTCACCAGTGTCAGCCATGATGGCGTGACGACCAGTTTTGCCAGCATGGCAGAGATGCGCCGCCAGATCAGCGTGATGCAGCGTGAACTGGATGCGGGCACGGCCAGTCAACCTGCGCGCCATGTCAGCCCCGCTTTTTCCAAGGGTACATAGAATGTCCTTTTTGAATGACATGCTGGCCACCATCGCGCCGGGGGTTGCGGTTGCGCGTGAGAAAAACAAGATCGCGCTGAAGGCCTTGCGCAAGATAGAAATGCGCTATGATGCGGCCACAGCGGGGCGGCGAGGCAATTCATGGTCGCCCGTGGCGACCGACGCCGACACAGCTGCTGCACAGCGCCAGAGACTGGCGAATGTTGCGCGCGACATGGTGCGCAACACGCCTTTTGCAACCCGTGCGCAGCAGGTGATTGCCAACAATATGGTTGGCGACGGTATCATTCCAAAAATTCAGGGTGGCACAGATACGCAGAAAAAATCTTTGCGCGCACTGTTTGAGCAATTGCAGCAGACCGCCGTGCTGGATGCGGGCGGGCGAAACAATCTGTCAGGGCTGCAGCGTCTGGTGGCCAACACGCTGGTGGAATCCGGCGAAGTTCTGATCCGTCGCCGCCGCCGTCAATTGGCAGATGGTTTGCCGGTCGCCATGCAGATCGAAGTGCTGGAGCCGGATTTGCTGGATGTTGGCATGTGGGGCAAACGCGCCAATGGGAACACGATAAAAGACGGGATCGAATACAATAAAATCGGGCGTCGGGAGGCTTACTATCTGTTTTCCGAACACCCTGGCCAATCCGGTATTCTAAGCCGGATGGACAGCAAGCGGGTGCCCGCGTCTGAAATCCTGCACATCTATCGTCAGGACCGGCCCGGACAACAGCGCGGTGTCAGTTGGTTTGCACCGGTGGCGTTGCGGTTGCAGGATCTGGCTGACCATCAGGATGCGCAGCTTATGCGGCAGAAAATTGCCGCGTGCTTTGCAGCTTTCAGGGTGACCCCAGATGGGGAACCAGAGGCGGCAGTGGGGGCGGCGTCCACGTCAGGTGATCGGTTTACCACACTGGAACCGGGGCGCATTGAAGACTTGGCAGCCGGTGAGGATATCAGATTTTCGGATCCACCTGGTGTCAGCGGTTATGATGAGTTCACCCGCAATGTGTTGCGCGAAGCGGCGGCCGGGTTGGGCATCACCTATGAGGCGCTGACTGGTGATCTGAGTGGTGTCAATTTTTCCTCGGGCCGAATGGGCCGGATGGAAATGGACCGCAATATTTCATCATGGCAGCGCACGCTGTTAATGCCGCAAATGCTGCAACCGTTGTCAATGTGGATTTTGCAGGAATGGCAGTTTGCGCAGGGCCGCCCGGTTGAAGGTGTGACCATCGGATGGGTGCCACCGGCGCGCATACTGGTTGATCCGGCACGGGAAATTCCACCGCTGATCAAGAAAGTCCGGGCTGGGTTCACCAGCCGGTCAGAGGTCATTCGATCGCTGGGGCATGACCCCGAACGAGTAGAAGAAGAGATTATTGCCGACAACCTGAGAGCGGATAACAGCAAGCTGATTTTTGATAGTGATGCGCGCCCGGCTCCGCCTGCGCCTGATGCTCAGGCTGCGGATAAAGGCCAGGACGACAAAAAAAGGTCAGACAAAGAATGAGGATTAAACTGATGAGCAATGAAATTCACCTTTATGGATCTGTCGG